CATACATTGGTGGTTTGGCATATGCTCCTGGTGCAAAAGGTTTAGCACTTTGACCCATTGCAGCACCTAAATTTCTAACTATTTCTTTTACAGTAAAAGGAACAGGAGCATCAAAATTAATTCCTTTTGCCATAGCTCCTTCAATACCAAAAACTTTTGACATGTAATTATCAACTGATCCGACAACACTTTCTAATGATTTAAATTCAGAGGCAGAAGTTGCTTGAACAGATGGTAGAGAATCATTTAAATATTTTATCAATCCACCTGCTCTTGGGTCTTGTCTATCTGGATCTACTTTTTTTAATTTTTGTATTAAATTGTTTATGATGTTCATAGTAGAAGGTTTACCTAAAGGTATCGCTTCAATGGTAGGTGCTATCTCATCAAACTCCTGTAACAGTTTTTGTTTTGTAATTTTATCTTTTCCTAGACCAACTAAATAATTTTTTAAAGATGTGTCATCTAGTTCTAAATCTCTAACGCCTTGTTGCTTAATGTAATTTAACCAACCTCCTGCTTGATTGGTTTCAAAAGGTGCATCAAGAATTACTTCTCTTGATTTATGAAACATCACAGGTGCGACTGTTGTCGATTTACCTGTTTGTACTCCTTGTTCTAAATCTAATTTTGTACCAGATGGTTTTTTAGGCGCAGCTATCTTAGGTGCATAATCTCTTCTTTTACCAACTATATTCTTGGTTAAGTTTTTAACTACTTTTGATCCTAGTGTTTTAGTTACCATTATCTTTTCTTCGGAACTTTTATTGGAGCCATATTCATCATGGCTCTTTCAGAATTAGTTAAGTCAGGACGCATTCTTGCCAATTTCTCTGCGTATGTAAATTTTTTCCTTCTTTGTTCTAATTTACCTAAAACAAATTTTCTTCTGGACATGACAGTTGCGTTTGGAGAAGGTATCATTCCTTCTGTAGGATGATACAAGGGCTCCCCTCTAACTATCACTGTTTGTTCTCCACGTTTAATGCCTGGATCAAATCTTAAATTTTTAATTCCTTTTTTCTTGAAATAATCTCTAAGGGCTTTAGCACCCATGTTTTTTAGAAGTGTTTTAGTCATCCAAACTTTCTGCGTATTCACCCAAAAGACCGAACTGTACCGGAGACCTGACTAAGGCACTGTACGGTATGTTAAACCCTTTTACATTCGGTCTATTTTTTAATCTTATTGGAAAACCTATTCCGGTATTAGTTGCGCCAGGATACAATTGATTTGTTACTGCTCTAACAGGTCTAGGTAATTTCTTTAATCCCACTGATGTTAATTTTCCGGGTATAATATATCCAGGGATATCTCCCATAATACTCATCATAGGATCATTGAAAAGATTTTTACCTGATGCTGTTTCATATTCAAACGGTTCATATTGATCACCCATTAAATCGTTGTATATACCAAGATCAGCTGGAACACTTGGATCATATAAAAAATCTTCTGATATATTAAATTCATCTAAAAACCCAGGTATGTTTAATTGAGCTTGATATAATCCATAAGGATTTAGTATTTCATCTACGTAAATTTGATTTTCTCTGTCCGTAATCATATTTTTGTATGTAGTTAAACTTTCTTGATTATAAGGTAGTTTATTTTCTGTTAAAAAATCTTCAAACGCTTGTTGTTCATACATGGGAGCCACTTGAGGATAAATTAATTCATTATACATTTCTCCTTGATCAAGTTCACTCATGGGATAGCTAGTGAAGTCTAGTCCTTTTTGAGTTTTTAAATAATTTATAAAATTTCTATCTGAATAAATATCTGTAATTGGAACTGTTCCACCAAATGCATCATATTGATTTGTTGGATTTAATTCGTACATTTTATTAAAAAATTCTTCTTCTTTTAAAGGATCATAGAATGGATTCACACCGAAATAATCGTTTATTTGAGCAGCCATTGGTAAATCTCCTGCGCCTTGACCACTGCCGACATTTAAACCCATGGCTTGACCGGCAACTTCAAAAGGAAGTTGTAAAAGATCACCTGCAAATTCTGCTCCTGCTGCAAATTTATTTCCCATAAATTTAAGTTCATCTAACCCTTTATCACTAAAAAGAGAATAAGGATCATTTGGATTAGAATAAAAATCTAATAAGACTGCATATTGAGTTGAATTGATTTGATCCTTTTCAAACATATCGTGAAGATCATCAATCGTTGGAAGTTGTGATCTCCAATTCTTTTCATCACCTTTCCATAAATTCATACGAGTTATGATTTCTGAAAAGTTAGTAATCTTCTCTGTTATGCTAGCTTCTTCTATCTGAAGCGCATCCCAATCTCTGTTTGTAGTATGATTTACCGCTGCTACTTTAGCATCTTTGTA